TCTTCGATAATTTTTTCAGATTCGGCTCGAGTTTCGGCACTGAATATACGATCAATTAATCTCACAAATAGATCTTTGTTGGGTCTACTATCTTGTAACATGGATGGCCATTGCCCGTTATCAAACCGACGATTGGCTTCTTGTACCGCTTGAATATGCATCCAAACATTGTGTGCCATTTGTAGAGCATAGCTAAAGCTATCCCAACTGGTCCGACCTTCCTTACCTAATTTGTTAACATCGCCGTCACGATAAAAACAAATATCTTTGATTTGACATTGAGCACTAACCGGACTTTCTTCAAACACGGAATATCTATCAGGATAGTCGTTTAGGAAAACATCACGCACAGATCGAGTATCAACAGCATACCGTTTTTCATCAATACCGGGACTCATACGATAAGTCCATTTACCTAGATGTGGTAAATCAATTTCGTGATAGATCTGTCCATTGGCTGTGGCCAAGAATGGACTGGCACAGTCAAAACTAATAGTAAAGTTAGGATTAACGTATTTTCGAACTGCTCGCTGAATAACAGTTAGTAGCACAGCCCATTCTAATTTGCTAGTGCCCAGAAAGTGCATCCAATCATGTACGCCAGGTTGTAACAAATTATCATATTTGAGAGCGATTAGGCGTTTAAGAATAAGATGCACATCACACATATTTTGTCCTCCCATAGCCCAACCATCGAAATGACGGCCTGGATATTGTTTGGGATCGCAATAGTGTTTCATAGTTTGATACCAATCTTCGGCACTGCTATGACTATCACCTTGAAGAACGTTTAGTATTCGTGTACCGCCTTCGTCCCGACCACGACGATTATTAATAAAGTATTCGTTGTTGTACTTGGTAGCATCAATGGCTTCTTGTACAGTATTGATACCACACAACGCACCGGCACGTTTATCTACAGTGACCCAAGTAGGAATATCTAATGTCATACTGTAGTCAGCAATACCATCTAGCCAAGTTAATACTGCTCGTCGTTTGGCCTCAGCATCATCTAACAGTTTTTGATATTCCTTAGCCGGATCTACAGTGATTTCTTTGCCTTTTTTGTTTTTAACTTTTTTTGGTCCCTGAGCCTGTAGTGCGGCCATTGTGGCTTTTACTTCGGCACTGTCGGGGGCTCGCCATTCGCCGGGCCAACGTCCTTTAGCAATCTGGAATCCGCCCGAGTCACCTAGCATAAAAGTGTCATTGGCACGATTGCGAACCATGTCTTCAGACCAATCTTGTTTGGTAAGGTCTAAGTTAGCATGTCCAGCTGAATACAAACTCCAACGATATGGAAACAGACTTTTTTGACTGTTAAGCCAATTAAGTTGTTCCATATCCTTGATATTAGCTGGCATACGAGCTGGATCTACATATTGCTCGTTACGTTGGCGTCCAATAAAGGTAGCATAGAAACCACTGATAGCCGGCAAGAAAATAGCGTAGTCATTTTGTTTACTAGTAAAATCGTCTTGCTCAAGCATTGTGTTTTTCTTCTTTGGTTAAACAATTGATTGTTCGAAAATGATCGTAAGCTTCTTTTAGTGTAGGATACTTTTGAATACGTGATTGTAATTCTTGTTCTTCTTGCATTTTCTGAATAACCCAGTCAATGGCCGAATTAGCCTGTGCAGTTAACTCAATTGTTGGTGCAATTGAAGGCAACGAATGCCAGGAATATCCATCATAGACTTCCATAAGACGAGTATTTCCGTTGTACCGTACCATGCCGGCACTAGGAGCATTCATATTAATGCTAGTCTGTGTACTGTAATAAGTACCGCCATTGATAGTGACATACTTACCACCGTGTATAGAATTAATCATTTTTGGATTGCTAACAAAATATAGTTATAAACAGCCAATCCTGAATCAACCGTGATCATTACTACGCCATCATTGCTGAACTTCATAACTTTGTCGCCATTGAGATTCAGGATACCTAGGATGGCCTGTACCGAATATGCTCGTTCACTTTTTAGCGTGCCTTTAACACCAGCTTGAAAAACGAACTCGCCGTTGACACTGGCTGGGTCTCCGAATTTAAAAACTAGATTGTTATTGGCATCAGTTTTAACGTAGAAAAGATTTTCGTCACTGTTGATAGTGCTCTGATATTTCATACGTTGTACGCCCTGAATGGTGGGTACCAGCTCCACGTGCCAGTTAGCACCATTGAAAGTCAAGTCGGCAACTAGCTGGTCAATGACCACACTGTCCATAAAGCGATAGTCGTTTTTAAAATCGCCATCTTTGTTTTCAAAGTGGATGCCGGATGGAACACCCTTGCTGTCTTTGGTTACAGTGATATTGGCATTTTCTCTGTATTCTTCGATATTAACCAGGGTACTTAGTCGGCCTAGATTGGGCATACCAAAGCGACCGATAAAATCTGGCAGTGGGTTATGTAGTCGTGCATCTAGCACAAACAGTCTTTCGTCGGCGATGGCAGAAATTTTTGTTTCTTCTTCGGTGCCCACAATTTTAATTTGTGGTACTTTGCCGATGCCGTTAGTATTTTTAAGTATATCTAATAGATAATCTCTCATTGTATTCTCCGCAAGGTTATATTATAGAATTTGTATTTAGATCTGTCAACGAAAAACAGATTTATTTGAAGGTAAAGAAGCTGGAAAAGGTAGACTTAACATCCACATTAGCTGTGATATCCCATTTGAGTACACCTAAGAGATTTTCTAATTTTTGATCCACAATGGTGTCTTCCATTAGTCCATCATCAAAGGGTAAGTCTTTAAACCATTGCGGGATACGTGCTTCGTCAGTAGGATAGCCCACACTAGTCAAGCCTAGAGGATTATCTTTGAGTTTACACACAATAGTTTTCATTCCGTCCACAATACTCATACTGTAGTTGTCACCGTACATCTTTTTAAGATTGTTCCAGTTCATAGCAGCACGAACGTGCCCGGGCATGTTAGTTCGTCCTTTACGAATTTCTTCTTCGGTATATTTGGTCAAGTTGTTAACACGTTTGGGAGTGCCTTTTTGCCAAGGTGGTAGCTTAATGAATTCGTTTTTAAATTCGCGTATTTCGTCAATAATTTCTTCGCGTTCGCTGCCAGTCAGTACTTGAAGAAGAATCTTACTAAGAAATTCCTGCACCAATTTTGGAGTATCTGAACGTTTTAGATCCAATCCCATGGCTTTGACTTTTCCTGGTTTTCCGTCAACATCCAGTCGTTTACCTTCTAAGTCGTAGATCAGTACTGCATAGCGTTTCTTTTTAATGAACAAGCCTTTGCTGGCAATAAGCTCTCGACCAGCCTTAATGATACTGCCCATTTCTCTTGGGCAATGGCAAGCACGTTCCATAAACTCGGGGAAACTTTCGTTGACCTGTTCGGCAATGTTATCATAGAGCTGTATACAGGTATCTCGATCCCAAGACATCGATCCTGACTTGACTTCGGATTCTATAGCAGGCCAAGCAGTGAAATAAACCGAATCTGTGTCACCATAAATGATTGCTTTCCCTACGTGATTATATTCACCTGTGATACATTCATTTACAAAAGCATCCATGTGACGAGCAATCACTCGTCCTGTCAGAGTGGTGGATTGACCGATCCTTTTATCAAAGAAACGACAGCCAGGATTAAGTATAGCACCGTACAGGCTGTTAAGGTTAATCTTCTTGACCAATTGCCTTTTATCCCAGAACGCACGATCTTCATCTGTTTGGGCTTCCTTCTTTTTCTTTTGTAGTTCTTTACGTTCAGCGTACCAGCGTTCTAGCAGTCCCGGTACGACTCCTTTTGCATCATATTTAAATATTGTTCCATTGGCACTCAACGCCCAAGGCTGTCCACCTTGAAATATCAAACGCCAAACATCGGCTGCCGGCATAGTAGTTTCATTACCGTCTTCCCAATCAATGGTTAGTTCAGTACCAGTCTGGCCTTCCATGACCGCAGTATATTCTAATGTGCCAAATAAGTTTTCCCATGCATCAGCAAAACTGCTACCGGCTTCTATTTTATCTTGTATATACTTTTCGGTCATTGTAAGACGCAACTGTCCTACAATAGTTTCGGGACCCATGTTTAATGCACGAATAGTTGATGGATATAGACTGTTTAAGTCAATAGCACCAATATCGCTGTGCATACCCTGTTTAGGATATGCCACATAAGCACCTGCAGCCTGTGTATCGCCGTGGTGCTCTCGACGATTAGGCACAATCATATTTCTACTATGTGCTTCATTAATAATAGCTTGCTCTGTAACGGCCACAGCACCCATTGTAGTGGGCAACAATACAGTATTATCGTGTGCTAGTTCGTTGGCCAAATCAAGAAATCTTAGTTTCTTGTCTAGTTTGGCCAGCAACAAAACGTCTTGTCTATTGTAATCGATGAACTTACCAAATTCTCTATTGTAAAGTTGATCCAGTGTACCTTCGTAGGCTACTTTGCCCCCGACTTCTTCATATTCTCCGATCGCATCTAGACTATAACTATGCCGTTCTTCGTAGGTATATTTGCGATATAACTGCATATAGTCCATATGTACACGGCCATAAAGGTCGAAAGTAATGTTTTCGGCACCAAAGCGTTCAAAGGTTCGTTGTCTGGGCAATTGATTCCAAAGACAAAAACGTCGAGTATCGTCTTTGCTCAGTACTCGCGTAATACGCATTACCATATAGGGAATATCAAAGCCTTCTGAGTTCCATCCACTGAGTACATCGGCATCGTCGATAAGATCCAAGAAAGTATTGAGCATATCTTCTTCTCGTTCGAAAAGAAAACAATTATCGTAACGATTACAGATGTCCTGTGCAGAATCCCAGCTCATACTTTTAGGTGGCACAACTAGAGTGATCAGTTGTTCGCTCCAATCCAGATAAAGGCTAACACTGGTTATGGGATTAAACGGGTCTTCGGGTTTAGAATAGCCACGTGCTGGATCAAAGTCAACTTCAATGTCGAAAAATGCTGTCTGTAGTTTAGGTGACGATGCTCCTAAATAATTATCGGCTAAGCATCTAAATACTGCATTAATGTCCGATTCCCAGAGTCGTTGTCGACTATGGATTCTTAGTTCTTTTTGAAACTCTTTGCCGTTATGTGTGCTAAATTTGGATACTGGGTTTCCGTAGATAGTTCGATATTTTCCTCGTTGGTCGTCATAATAAAAAACATAGTTAGCGGGGTATTCTCTGTATACCCGTTTGCCTTTTACTCGTTCTACTACATGGATACGATCGTTTTGTCGATCGTGAATAGCATCAACGTACATTTATAGTGTGCGTCCAACAGTTTCGAGAATATTAGTTAGTTCTTCGTGATCACGATTAGTGTCAGTGAATTTGCTCTTTTGAGCAATTCGGATAGCTTTCTTTAGCAGAGCCGGTTTGATTTCTAGTTCTTCGGCTACTGCTTTAATAGTTTCGTTTAGTCCTTCTTGAAGTGTCTGTACTTCGCTCATAACCGAAATACCTTCATTGACTAATTGAGTAAGTTTGGCTTTACCTTCAGCCGAAAACATTCTTTGAGGCATATAGTTCTCCAATGAATAGTTGATATTATATAGTTATTGTTGAAGTAATGCAACAATAATTTATTCGTAGGTTACTGTATCCGAATCGCCTAATCGCCATTTTGGATTAGTTTCAACTACGTATTTTCGGGTACAGACTCGGAAATCCGGAAATAGCATTTCTTTAGGATTGCTAGCAGCATCAAAAAAGATACAACGATTGTTAGGTTGAGCAGCATATTGTCCATTATCTAATTCGATAAAGTTAAATGACTTATGATCTTCGGGCCATTCGCTGTAACTGGTGTCTATTATGTTTAGGTCAGGGCTGGCATTGTCTACAGTAAACATATAATTGCCCGAATACATTTGCTTGTTTTTAGCATAAAATTGACAACTAAGATTACGTAAAAAAGCTTTTTGTATTACAGCAATATCGTAGCTAAAACAGTCCCAAATCTGTAGTGTATCTAAAGGTAAAAACTTATCCGGTTCGAGATTCTCTGTACGACTTACAAAAGCGTGAAGTGGCAATTTATCGTATAAGGCACCGTATCTCGGCAGATAAGATTCGATTCTAAATGCTTGACTACGCAAACTCTTTATTGATACCCAAATACAAGGTTCATATTCGCCTTGTCCTTGTTGAAAATCGTAGAGGAATTCTCGTCTAATATAACAGTGAACGGGTGGTAAATTGGCTACTAAAAAACTCATTTCAGATGTTTAGTTCTTTCTAAAATAATATTTATAGTATCTTGGTGCATTAGTATTTCGTGATGTGTGGCAGCAATTTTTTCTGTTTTGATATTAGTATTATGAGTCATTGACGCAATAGAAACCACACCATCATTATCTCCGATAATCCAGGGTACCTGGCCACGAGTACTGACTAAGTTGATCCAAGGCCACTGAATTTTGATTTCTTCGGCATAGGTAATTGGATCACCATGAGTTCCGATTTCTCTGTAGAAATGATCGTTAGCTACAAAATATTTTAAAAAGTCAGCCAATTGACTTCCGCCATACGGAGTACTTAAGGTAATTCCACCACAACATCTATCAGTAAAATGATCAGCAAGATGCAGTGCATAGATCCCACCCAAACTATGAGCAATAAAAAACAGTGGATCATCAAAAAATTCTAAAGTGGATTTCATTGATTCTAAATTAGTTGGGAATTTTTTTGAAATAGAATAATCAAGATTGATCACGTTGTCAAATTGACAACAATGTTTGATATAATTAAAACTGTTTGAACTGCTATAGGCCCCGTGAACAAAAACGATGGCGGTGTTCATATGTTAATTAATAAATTTCTCGCCATTGTATAGCACAGGCTACATCTGCGGTCAACTGATTTCCAGCAAATATAGTACTGACAATGACCACAAACACTTCACTGTCGGTGCTGTCAATGTTTTGGCTGATAATATTTTTCTTTGCCGCAGTGAGCGGACCTGTGGCCACTGGACTTAGACTGTTTTGGCTCGAACCAGACGGAACATATCCTGAAGCGAATCTATCAACATCAGCCGCAGTAAATCCTGTGGCATTTACACAGTATTCAACTCCACTGTTGTCGTTGGCACTGGTCCATACTAGCCCGCCAGGTGCTGTAGTGCTTAAACTAGCCGTACTAGTCAGTTTAACAACTTCATAGACAATGGGTTCTGTTTTGGCAAATAAGCCAAGACTCAATGGACGCACACTTAGTCTGTTAGGATAGCCCTGGAAAGTGTTTTTCAATCTAATGGCAATCAAAGGAAAGCGTGTCTGTCCCGGAGTAGGAGTAGCACGGTTTGTACTGTAAACACTCCAATCGATACCCGACTCCACATAGCCGCCTTCGCTCATTACACTTGCACAAATTTGATCAAATGCTCCGCCGGGTGTTGTTCCAGTATTGCGTATTTCACAGCGTACAGGCAAGTTGGGATTGCTCATGTAAACAGTGGGCAATACATTGCTGTGATAGTATTCATGTGCTGTTATCAATGCTCCGTCGTGAACAAATCCACAACGAACACGGCCCACACCTAACCATTGAAAATCAATCCAGCATAGGTGTGTTTTGGTAATGTCTAATTTAAAACCGCTGGCACCTGTGCCATCGCATTTGTCTACATTCCATTCACTCTGTGGCACACGGCGTTTGTAAGTATAGGCCAATCCGTTGACAGTTGTGTTGAAAGTTGCTTCGC